TCACGGGGTGGACAATGGCCAGCGCCGTGCCGGGCTGGTAGCCCTGCGTCCATGTGCCGTCGGGCTGGTACTCGCCCTGCCCTCGCTGGACCGGAATCACCTGTGCGAACTCGGGGTCAGCGAAGATTTCGCTTACGTCAATCATCGCGAACCTCGAACGTCACGGACTGGATCACCTGGCCGGTGTCGATCAGCGGCTTGCTCGATCCCTTGCGGCGGATCGTTTCCGGCTTCAGCGGGGCGAGGTCCGCGGTGCGAATCGTCAGTTGGACGTCGCCAGACGCAACGGCACCGAGGATGCCGAGCGCCTGCGCCACGGACATCTCGCCGCGAACGACCTTGCGCAGGTTCTGCTCGTTGAGCTTGCGGTACTTGCCCAGGTTGTCGTGGATGGACTTGCGCACCACGGACCGCTCGGGGATGCCCTGCTCCGGCGCACCAAACTCATGCACCGCGAGGATGCCGGCCGATCCGATCTCATCCTCGTCCGTGCGGCCGTTCTTCCCCTCGGGGATGCCGACCATCACGCTGTGCCCGGCCAGTTCGGCGAAACGCCGCGTCAGGTCGGCCATCTTCCTCGGGTCGATGTCCCTGATTACGGTGACCGGCTTCATGGCGCAACCACCGCGCCCATGCCAGCAAGACGGCGCAACGCGAGGAAGCGCTGGCCGTACACGCTGGAGCCGAGCCAGACGTCATCTGCCGTGCCCGCGACAGGCGCCGCATAGTTCAGCTGGATGTCGCCCGCCTTCTTGGCAGTGATCGCACCGGCGGCGCCGGACTGGCCCCTGCCCGATGCGATCGAGCCCTTCAGGAAGTGTGCGGCGAGCGCGGCCCCAACGCGTTTCCGATAGCCAAGGCGCCGCGTCATCGATTGCGACCTGTACCTGCGCATCGGACGCGACCGCAGCGGTGAACTCGGGGTATCGGACCCGGAATGCCTCCACGGTCAGCGTCGTCATGGTCAGGTGCCCGAATCGCTGCCGCCCGAGCCACCGCTCGAACCACCGCTGTTGCCCGAACCACTGCCGGCGTTGGAGGCCGTCGCGCGGTCCGCCTTCACGGTGGTGAGCCAGCCATTCTTGAACCAGGCCTCGACGGCCTTGTTCTTCTTGGCTTCCTTCAGCGCCTCGCTGTCGATCTCGGCAGTGCCGCCATCGCGCGGGACAGTGATGTCGCCGACGATCAGGTCGCCGACGCGGTTGTTTTGCAGTGTCACATTCGCCATTTCGATGCTCCTGAAACGACGAAGGCGGCCGGAGCCGCCTTTCGTCGCATCGTGGTGGTTGGGTTAGAGGCCGTCGGCGTAGAGCGCCGATTTCGGATAGATGAACTCGACGCCGCCGTACTTGTACTCACCCGGCACCTCGAACAGCAGGCCGTTGGCCTGGGGCGGGAGGAACTTGATCGGCATGGGCACGTGCATCTTCACCTTGCCCGGATCCTTGTTGTAGAGCATCGCGCGCTTCGTGCCGCCGGCGCCTGCGGTGTCCAGCCCATAGCCCGTGCGGATATCGAGCGTGATGTTGCGCTCGGTCTTCGCGATGTTGTTTTCCTTGATGTACTCAAGGATCGTCATGTCGCTGTTGTCGCTGCGCGGCGTCGATGCCAACCAGGCCAGCACAGTGCCCGGCAGGAGGATCGTGTTGAACATCTCGATGTAGTTCGTGTTCGTCCAGCCCTGGACGATCAGGGCGTTGAACGCGGTGAGCACCTGCGCCGGCGTCTTCCCGATCCAGTCCGTGACGCTCGGTGCCACGACCGGGGCGAACGGGTTGTTGAACAGCCCGGTCAGTTCGTCCTCGCCGAACAGGGCGACATCGTTGATGTGACGCTCGTAGGCGTCCATCGCGGCCTCGGCGCGCGCCGTGTCGAGCGGCTTGCGCAGGAACGCCGACTGGCGCAGCTCTTCTGTGCTGTAGTCGTAGCCGATCACGCCCAGGACAATCGGGAGGGTCTTCTGCGCGTAGGCGACGTCGACCTTCGGGATGTCCTTCCCGCGACCACTGTGGCGCTTGCCGCGACCGGCGTAGTCGTACATCTGGTACACGACCGAGGTCGCGTAGTCGCCCGCCGAGGTATCGATCGGCACCAGCTCCTTGTACTGGAGCGCCTGGTGCTCACGCTTGTATACCGTGGCCTCGACATGGGCCAGCTGCGACACGACGAAGGCCATGGCCTCCGGTGCGTCGTTGGTGAGCATGCCGGGGGAGCCCGCCAGCGCACGGGCGACGGCGTCGGTAACCTGCCGACGCTGGATATCTTTGAAGCTCATGGGCAGGTTTCCTTACTTGAGGATGCGGATGACGCCGAGGCCACCGGCCGCGGTGGTGCTGTCCCACACGGCGGCGGTGAACGCGGCGGTTTCGTTGGCGACGGTGACGGATCGGGCAGCACCCTTCACGCCGGCGCCCGCGTAACGGACGAAGACCGGATCGCCCGGGCTGCAACCGTTCTCGCAGACGACGCGGATGCGGCCGATTTCCAGCACCGGAATCATTGCGTTCTGGAGGTAAAGCACGTTGCCGGAGATGTCGGCCACGCCCACCGAGTGGCGCACGCTGATGCCGACGATCTCGTCATCGGCGGCGCCCGGCAGCTTGCAGGTGTCGGCATCCGCGCCGCGGGCGACGAACAGGCCGAAGTCGATGCCGGCCGCGCCCTCGTTGCGGTAGTTGAAGATGCTGTGCGTGTTGAGGTCGATGACCTGGCCGGCGTAGCCCTCGTCGAGGAGAAGGCCGCCGTAAGTGCTGAGATCGGGACGCATAGGGGTTTCTCCTTACTTGCCCTTCCAGGCATTGGTGAGGGTGGAGGCATACGCCGCGCGCGGGTCTTCCGCGTCGGCGACGGCGTGCCGTTGGCTGGCGAGGGCACGAGCGACGGCGTCGTCGGTGCCGTCGTTCACGTCGGTCGAGGCCGGCGCGGACGCTGCGAGCACTTTGAACGCGGTGTCGATGGTGCCCTGCTCGGCATCGGCCGGGGACTTGCCGCCGAGAAGTGCATCGAGCATCGCCTTCTGCTTCTCGTAGGCGCCAACCACGACCTCGCGACGGATGGCGGCGAGCGGCTTGCCGTCGGTCACGATGGCGGGCACAAGGCGCTTGGCATCGCCGATGACCTTCGTGGCCACTGCGATCGCAGCGTCACGGGCTTCTGGTGATTCATCCGACGCCGTGGCCTTGGCCAGTTCCGCTTTCAGGCGGGTGATCTCCGCGGCCATCTGCTGCGGGGTCATCTGGGTGCCTTCGACATCGGTCGGCGCGGTGGCCGTTTCAAGGTCGGATTCCAGCTGGCCCACCTGTGCGGTGGCCGCCTGGAGTTTGCTGGCGATGCTCTCGACGACGCTGGCTTCGTTTTCCTCGAGTTCGAGGGTGATGCCATCGCCAACGTTGATGCGGCGCTTTGCCATGGGTGGTTCTCCCGTTCGGGTTTGAGGTTTGCTGTCCGACACCCGGCAAGCAGGGCCGCAGCGGCCGGCGTCCACGATGGCGACGTGGTTGCCTCGGATGCGAGCCTGCATGGCGTCGTACGGTTGCCCGTCCGGCGTCGTGCCAGGCTCATCGATGTAGTCCGCGCCGTAGCCGGCCGAAAGCTCGACCTTGCCCGCCTTGATCTTGTCGATCGCACTGCGGCGCGTGATGTAGAGGTCGACGACGAGGTAGTCGCCCTCGCGTCGCGGGTTGCGGGTGAAGCCGACGGCGTACTGCGCCCAGTTGTCGGCGTTGACCGAGACGCCGGGATGGTCGTCAGTGATCGGCAGGCCGTCGAACGAGGCAATGGCCTCGGGGTCGAAGACCTCGGATTCCGGCCGATAGACTTGAACCAGTCGTTCCGGATCGCCGTCCAGGCCGATCTCGTGCGCGAGGTATTCCTGCGTGCCGATTCGCGCGATGCGCGCGGGCACCACCAGATAGCCCTCGGCCGTCATCCGGCGAGCGCTTAGAAGATCGAGGGTCAGTTTCATTCGTCGTCTTCGATCTTCACGTAGGGAATCGCTACGCACCGGCAGTTGTAGTCTTCGCCTGGGTGCCCGGTGTCCGCCGGCGGGTCATCCCAGCGGTACACCTTGCCGTCGTGCTCGGCATGCGTATCGCGCACCCGCTCATCGCCCGCCGTCTGCCAGGTGTATTCCGTCAGGCCCAATTCCTGGTGCCGCGCCTTGGTGATCGCGCTATTCATCTTCGCGGTCTGGTCGCGGGCGATGAACTTCGCCCGCGATTCCGTCACGCCGGTGATCTTCTGGATGTCCTCAGCGAGGTCCGACGCTCGCCGGCCCTGCGTCACGCCGGACAACACCGCATTGCTGATCTTGTCGAAATAGGTGCTGTGCACCGACTTGATCAGCTGGACATTGGTCACCCTCGCCAGGCTGATCGCCGAGCGCACGTCGGACATGGCGAGCATCGGCCCGATGTCGAGCCCGAAGGCGCTCTTCACCGAACTGGCGATGGTTCCCGTGGCCTGCTTGTCCACCCTTCCCGCGGCGGTGGCTGCTACGCGCGCTGCCCACTGGTCAAGGCCACCGAAGCGGCGCGACGCGGCGGTCAGCGAACGTTCTACGGCTTCCACGAAGCTGAGCCCGAACGAGCCGCCACCGTCCGCCGGCGCATCGCGCGTCAACGATGGCTCCGCGCGCAGCACCGGCATGACCTCCGCCTCCACCGCCGCACGCATCTGAGCGATGAGGTCGAGAAGGTCAGACCGGTACGATGCTTCCGCTGCCCTGCTTGGCCGGGTCGGTCGCAACTTGCGACGCCGGATCCGTCGGCCCTGGTACTTGAGCAATTGCGGCAGGGTCAGCATCAGGGTCGTCCATCGGCGAAGCGAGTTGCTTCGCCAGTTCCACGTCGCGCGGGGTCATCTTCGAGTAGGTGCCGTTTTCCAGAAGCTCAGCGGCCACCACGCCCTCGGTGAGGACGCCGTTGGTCAGGTAGATCGCATCGCGGTCCGCCCTCGTCT